CTCCAAAAGTGGGTAGCTTTAAGCCGCTCAGCGCATCGCTAAGTGCCTTGAGTTCCGCCGGGTCGGGGTTGCGATCCGTGCCCTCGGACTCACTCCGGAGCAGGTGCTTCAATCCACGGTTGGCGATGACCGCGGACTGTGACTTCGAGAAGCCTGCCTCGCGCAGGAACCGCTCGAAGTCGGGTAGGTTGGGCAGAGTGCCGTGGGCGATAGCGAACTTGACCGCCTCCACACGGGCCTCGTCGTTCGCCGGGAACGTCACCAGCGAGATCTCCATCAGGTCCAGCGCCTTGAGCGTGCGCACCCGGGTGGTTTCGTCGAAGGAATCGTCACGCACGTAGTAACCGATCGACAGCCCCGAAACGGCACCGGCGTCCATTAGGGCATGGGCCTCCGCCGCTTGGCGGACGCTGTCTTTCAGCAGCCGTCCCTCTACGTACAGACCGTGCTCGTCTTCCTCGAGCTTGGTGTATACGCCGATGGGCTCGCCCTGGCGGTGCTGCCACAGCACCGGTACCGGACGCCCGCGCGTCACTATCTCGTTCAGGCTGGCGGCAAAGGCGCCCGGGGCGACCGCTTCGCGGTAGCTATCCACTACGCCGAACACCGACCCATAGCCAGAAAAAAAGCCGTCATCATTGACGGCTTTGATTTGGAGATCGAAGTCTCTGATTTTCAGTGCTGCATTTTTACGTTTCACGCGGCGGCTCCTCGTCAATCAGCCACGCCCTGAGCGCGGCCTTGGCGGCTTGGGCACCGGTTTGTTTGCCCAGGCTTTCCAGGTTGATCAAATTCGATTGCACAGTGAGAACGTCTCCACCCTCTACTGGGGGCAGGTTCTCCCGCGCACGGATCTCATTGCGCGTGTTGATGCCGTTCTGAGCAAAGCTGGCATAGAGCGCGGCTCGACCGGCGCTGTCGGCACGCAATAGCCCTTCCAGGTTGAACTCGGCGAAGTACCGGCGCCGCTCGGCGGGCGTCAGCAACTGCCGTTTGACCGCCTGCTCGATGCGGCTCAGATAGGGCCGTAACGCGTAGGTCAAAAACGCGATGTTGCCCTGCTCCAGGCCCGTACCCCACGAGGTCGACTTTTCCTGATGGCCGATCATCCAGGGAAAGACCCGGAACCAGCGGCAGACCTCTTCGATATTGAAGCCCCGAGAAAGCAGCATCTGCGCGTCTTCGGGCTTGAGCGACAGCGGCTGGTAGGTGAACCCGCCTTCCAGCAGCATCGTTCGGCCCGCGTTTTCGGAGCCGGTGAACTCCTGCAGCGCGGTGTTGAACTTGTCGCGCTGTTCTTTCGTCAGCACTTTATCTGCCTGGACGAAACCCGCCGTCTGCATGCCATTGGCGAAGGTCTTGCCTGCCGCCTCTTCGGTGGCCATCGAGATGCTGAACGAGTTGCGGGCAAAGCCGATCACCGACATGCCCACCCGGCCATTCACGCCGAAGCCCTTGACGTGAAAGACCTCGCGCTCGGTCAGCTTTTCGCGCCCGTCGGGGCCGTTGTAAACGAACTGCAGGTTGCCGTCTTCGTCCGGCTCAGGGTCGTTCATGTGCTCGGGGTTGAGCGGCTCGAGGGCCACGATCGTCCCCGCGCCGTTGCGGCTGATGCGGCTGTAGTGGTTGCCCCATAGCGCAACGTGAGCTACCACCAGCTCCCAGTATTCAACGGCGGTCAAGTCCGCGTGCGGCTGATCGTGCAGCAGCGTGTAAAGCGTGTGGTTGCGCACCACCTGCTTGCCGCCCCGGTCGTCGCGCTCGAACAGGCCCAAGGGCAGCGTGCCGACGGTTTCGGAGAGCAGCCGCACGCAAGACCACACGGCAGAGAGCTGCAGCGCGGTCTGCGCCGTGACGCTCTTGCCGGTCACGGAGTCGCTGCCGTAGTAGGCGCTCCAGAAGCCGGCGTCGGTCAGCTTTAGCGTCTTGCCGATCCATGCGCGGGTTGATCTCAGTAGGCCCATCAGCCGATCACCATGTTATTGAGAAAGTCGTCGAGGTCTTCGTTCTCCTCGAGCTCGCCAAGCGTCAGCGACGTGGCCATCACTGCCGCCACGATGCCATCCACGCGGCCCGTGGATTTGCGTTTATCCACCTTGCGGTTGCCCGCCGGGTCTTCCTGGTACACCGCGTTGGCGGCGCACCAGGTCAGCACGGGGTGGCCGGTGTGGCGCATTTCCACGTTCACTAGGCGGCGCTCGAATTCATCCACGGCGGGCGCCATGGTTTGAAAGCCTTGGCCGCAGCTGACCAAGGGCGGCAGCGTGACGCCTTCGTCGTCGATCAGCGCGGTCAGGTCTTCGATTCGCCAGCGGTCGTAACCGATGCCTTGCAGGTCGTACATCGCCGCGATCTCAGAGAGCTGATGCAGCACGTGGCGCTTGTTGATCGCCTTGCCCGGGGTGGTCAGCAGGTGGCCGCGTTCCTTCCAGAGCGTGTAGGGCACGCGGTCTTTTTCGGCCTTACGCGCCAAGCCCTCTTCTGGCAGCCAGAAGTAAGGGATCATCCGCCACACGGGGTCATCTGGTACCGGCTCGAACATCAACACCAAGGCGGTTAAATCCTGGGTGCTGGAGAGATCCAGCCCCGCATAGCAGCGGCGGCCCAGCAGGCTATCCAGATCGAACGCTTTGTCTTGCGTGGCTAACCAGGCATCGCGGCTGATCGCGGGGTTATCGGCCTGCACCCACATGCAGAAGTTGAGGCGCTTAACGGTGGCCTCTTTGCTGGGCATGCCGCGTGCTTGGGTCACCTGCTCACGCAGGTACTTCAAGCCAGGAATGCCATACGCTAACGATGGGTTGGCCTTGTACCAGCACTCTTCGCTTTCAAACGGGTCGTCGGTTTCATCCAGGCAGCAGACGAAGCCGAAGAACGAATCGTCTTCCAGCGCGCCACTGGCGACCTTTACCGCGTAGTCGTGGTAGTCCCAACACACCGATAGCCGGTCGGTACCAGAGTTGGTGATCATGAAGATCAACGCTTGCTCGCGGCTCTTGGTACCGGCCCGCATCATCTCAACCACTAGCGGGGTTTTGTGCTCGTGAATTTCATCCAGCAGCGCGACGTGTGGCCGGGGGCCTGATTGCCCATCGTCAGCCGCCACCGTGCGAAAGAAGCTGCTGGTTTTGTGGAAGGCAAGGTTGTACTCCTTGCCCACCGCGCCCGATTTGACGATGCGCGTGGCGAGCAGCGGCGACTGATCGACCATGGCCACCGCGTCGCGGAACAGGATTTGCGCCTGGTCTTTCTTCGTCGCGGCCGCGTAGACTTCGGCGCGCTCCTCTCCATCGGCCACCAAGCCGTAAAGGCCAACGCCTGCCGCCAGTGGCGATTTGCCCGAGCCTTTCGCCGTTTCCACGTACGCCACGCGAAAGCGCCGCCAGCCGTCCTCTGCTTTCCAGCCGTAGAGGCAACCGACGATGAACGCCTGCCAGGGCAGTAGGTGGAATGGCTCACCCTCAAAGCGCCCACCGTTGAGCCGTAGCACTTCTTCAAAAAAACCAATGGCGTGGTTGGCCGCGTCCAGATCCCAGTAGAGGCCGCGTGCTTCGCCCTCTTCCAGATCGCGCAAGTGGCGTGTGCAGGCATCACGCACTTGGGGCCCCGCAATCAGTTCACCGTCCGCTACCGCCTGAGCAAACGCCGTCGCCCGGTCATCACAGACCGTATTTTGCGGCGGTTTCTTTTTGCTCATTCGGGAACAACTCCCCTTGGTTGACGTGACCGGTGCCGAGTTTTGCGCGGGCGCTGGGGTTCAGGCCGAAGGAATCACCCGCTTTACGCATGCGTTCTTCGGCGCGGTTGGCTAGCTGCATCCAGGCGCTCATCTGCTTGTAGCCGCTGGGGGTCACTTCGACCATTCCCTTCTCTTCCAAAGAAGCGATCTTCTCGCGAGCCGCCTTCCAATCGCCCCAGGCTTGGCAATAAACCGCCAGTTCAGCGCGGTCCACCTTGGTGATCAGCCCCAGAATTTCCAGGTCTTTCACGATGCGCCGCCACTCAGCCTTTGCGTCTTTGGTCAAAAACGCGGGGCACGGCGGCGCTTCCACTTTCAACTGGGGCGCGTGGCCCGTGTCGTGAAGTTCGTGCGCGCCCTTCTTACTTGGGTTGCCGCGCAACAAATGGACGTTCCCCGGCATCGCCCGGCGTCCAGAGTTCTTATTGCCAGCCATGGGAACCTCCAGAATGTGAAATTGGTCGGCACAAAACCGATGAAATGCTAGGCTTTTGATACCCCCACACCGATATACCCCCCTCCCATTTTTCCCGCTTGCACAAGAAAAGGGGGCGTATCGGTCTAGGGCCGAAAAGCCCTGAACTTTTGCCTCCCCCCTGCCCAAAAATGAGAAAAACTCTCATTTACAGCAAAAACAGGCAAAAATGCGGCTTTAAGCCCAGTGATGATGCGGGTCGGCGGGCATCCCATCGGCATCACAGCCAGGCAACGCGCCGCCCTTCTCTAATCGCTGCTTGTCGATGTCGTGGCACGGCTTGCACAGGCTCTGCCAGTTCGACCGTCGCCAGAATAGCTTCAGGTCGCCTTTATGTGGCTTGATGTGGTCAACAACCGTGGCCGCCGTTACCCTTCCCCGGCGCTGGCAGAACACGCACAGTGGGTTAGCCCGCAGGTACTCCGCTCGCGCCTTCTGCCACTTGTACCCGTAGCCACGTTGAGCCGATGAACCACGGCGCTGATCGTAGTCGCTCATTGCTCCCCCGCAGACCCAGGCTTGAGCAACAGCTGATACACAGACTCACGATCAGCATTGGCCCGCCTGCGCAGTGACTCATAATCAGCCAGCAACTGGAGCAGATCGCGGTTATGTGACGTGCGGCGCTGTGGCTCACTCAGGGGCTTTAGCAGGTGTGGTGGCACCTCCGGCGTCACCAACACGGGAATCGTCATCGCCGGTGGCGAGCTCGCGCACCCAGTCGCTAACAGCAGCAGGCAGAGGCTGCCCAGCCCAATCGCTAGTCGTCGCATCGTCTCTCTCCAGTTGCCGCGCCGTGTTGCGCATCATGTCTACTAGCTCAGCGTCGCGCTGCAGCTGCTCGTCTCGTGCCGACAGCACCGCGCTCAGCGTGTCGATCTGCTCACGCTGCCAGCGCTGGTGCTCCTGCAGGATCGCCACCTGATCGTGTGCTCGAGCCAACCGGCTCTCGGTCACCGAGAGCTGCAACGCATACTCACGCGCCTGCATGCCCGCATAGACCGTGATGCCCAACAGCCCTGCAATCATCCAGCCTGATAAGTTGCCCATGATGCGCTTGATCATTTCAGCCACCTGCCAACCAGCTTTTCGTAGAGTTCATCTGCACGCGTGCCAAACCACTCCGTGCCTTTGAACGCGATGAAGGCACCGATCGACGCCGCCAGGCCACCCGGTAGCCCCAGGTAGTGCAGCACCGGGAACAGTCCGAACGTCAGGCAACCGCACAAGATGGCCTCCAACCACGACTGCCGCGCCTTGTTGCCCGCGTGCAGGCCACGAATCAGCGCCACGACGAACGCCAAACCACCGGCATAGATCTGCGGCCAAACCAACGCGATATAGGTCAGTAACTGCTGCCAAAGGTTGGGGTCACGTCCCGGCATGAGAGAGCTCTTTGTCGAATGAATGTCACGCCGCCCGCGCCGCGTCCGCGATCACGCCCGCTACTGCATCCACCAACGCGTTGTACTGCAGCTTGAACTGATACAGGTCGTTCGCGTTAGAAAGGAAAAACAACTCAAAGATGATGCCGCCGCCATCGCTCACGAACGCCAACCGCTCGTAATAACCAGCGTTCTCAGGCTTAGCGCCCCGGTTAGGAATGCCCAGCAAGTCAGCCGTCACACGGCACAGCTCAGCCCCTAGCGGCTTGTTATGAGCACGGGATAACGTTTCAACACCGGTAGCACCAGGGCCACCGCCATTGGTATGAAACTCAATAGCAATCTCAAACTGCTTAGCGATACGCACTGCCTCGCCTAACGGCAGGTTCTCCCCCGGCTCACCATCCAGCGCATGCTGAATGCCCAAGCACCTCAGCCGCACGCTAACGTCATCGCGGAACAGTTGAACGATATCGGCTTCTTTGTAGCCGTTCGCCACGATCCCCGGCACCGCATCGCTATGCCCAGCCGAGAGCATCACCGTATTTCGCTGAGGCGGCAGCTCGGGCACCGCGTCAACCTGATCAATCCACCGCATGCCCATCGCTACCTCCTAAAATAAAAATGCCCCGCACAGCCGAAGCTATGCGAGGCACCGCCCACCACGAGCGGGAGCACTGGTTGTCTAGCGCACAACAAAAAGCCCCAGCGGGTAAGCTGGGGCTTCGTGGTGCAGGCGCATCTACTAGACAGTAGCTGAATGGTGACCCTTTACTCCGGTGGCATCAAGCCGTTTTTAATGCCAAACGAAAAAACTAAGCACAACGTTGGGCATGGTTAGGCAAACATCGAAAGGCACGAATGGTTAGGCCCGCTTAGAGCGCCGGTGGTTGTCCTTCAACGCTTTTTGGATTTCGTAATGCATACGGTGCAGGCGGTCATAGTAGGTGCTTTCAGCAAGCCCAAGGCGCTCGCCCTTGGCGTCGTTGTACCCATTCCACAGGTAATGCTCATGGGCTAACACTTGGTACTCAGCGCTCAAACTGTTCACGGCCTTCTGCACTTCCCAGGCTGCCTCATCCATATCGCCAAGGCCCAGCAGGTCACGCGACCCCTTGGGGCCACTCGGCGGCATCACACCCCCAAACTCCGCCAAGCGTCCCAGAGGTGAGCATTGACGCATTCCCCGCCCTCTCAGCTGATCGGCCCAATGCTGCAGTAACTGGTCGATTTCCTTGATCATAACGGCCTCTGTCTGACTGTCTGACTCACTGTCTGAATGTCTGTCTGATTAAATTTATTATTCTAATTAGTAGCTTATATAATCTTTCAGACATTCAGACAGAAATAATAAGGGGTTACTCATGTGCGCACGCGCGCGCATGGGCTACTTGGAAAAAGTCTGTCGGACTGTCGGAAACCGCATCACAGCGGGATTCCTGCGTCTGAAAGTCTGTCTGAATGTCTGTCTGATTGTCTGATTCATGCTCAAGAGGCCTCATGCTTCACTTCCACGCGGAAACGGAATGCACGCGCCTGGTCGCCAGCCTTCTCAGGCCAGCCCTTCTTACCGATCTGATCAGCATACTCAGGCGGCACAAATAATCGCGTGGTCTTAAAGTCACCACTGCTGGCCGGATAGCGTATATCGCGTCGATCCCTCAGCATGTCTCGGGCCACTTCATCACAGAACCAGCGCTGTTTCGTCTTAAACTCATTGGTGTTTTCGCACCATCGCAGAAAGGCCTTCCAGAGATCCGGTACCGCCACCACCCCATAAGGCAAATCGGGGATATCCCCATTGCGCCACTCATGAATGAAGAACCGCGCAGGCGACAGGCTAGAATCGATCAACCGCTGCTTCGCCTCTGACAACGGCGGCTTGGTATGCGGCTTGAAGTCATCAAGCGGCAGGTTCAGCAGGTAATGGTAAAACGCCTCGACGCCCCCTTGATCAATCTCATCGGCCAGCTTCTCGAAGTAGTCCGCCGGCGGCACATCCTCCACGTGCAGCACGAAGTAGCGCCGATCCCCCAGGTCAAGCTCCAGGGGCACCGTAGAGTTAGAGAGGAACACGAAGTTGACGTGGTTACGTTCACTGCGCAGCGGCATGTTCTTCTCATTGATCTGAAGCTCATCACCGGTGACCACATGCTTGAGAACGCCCTTGTAATGCGCTTTCTCAGCACGGCTCACGACTTCCTCAGCCAGTGCGAACAACCGGCGCGACTGCCAGCCCGTAAACTGGCTTTCCAACTGCGCTTGGCCGATGGTCACACCGTATTCGCCATAGATGCGCTTCAAGATGCCTTCAAACAACAGCGACTTACCCGTGCCTTCGGCACCATGCACTAGAACAGCACTGGCCATCTTGGTACCGGGCTGCTGCAGCGGTAACGCCATCCACCGTAACAGCCACCAATACTCCTCTTCCCGTTGGCCACACAACCGGAACACATGCCCACGGATCAGTTCGCAGCCGTCGGCCCCCCGTTCGTCTGGCGTCATCTTGAAGCCGTCATACAGGTTCACGTTCAGGCGTGGGTCCACTTCCTCGGTTGGGTCGAACACCACGTCTTCTGCAATCATCCGCCACGGGTGGTCCTGCCACTCTTTGAACGTCTCACGGCCAACCGCCTCACGAACATGCGGCACGCGAATGAGCTTGCCGCGCATGCCGTCCCAGACTAAATCGGTGCCGTAAATCAGCCGGAAGTGACGCAGCATGTCGTCCTTGCGGATGCGAACGCCGTAACGGTTCTCCTCCTGCCCCTCAGGTGGGTGCGTGGGCGCGCTATCCTGCCCTTGACCTTGTTCACTGGTACCGCACTCAGGTGAGGGGGCGGTGGGGAGAGGTTGGCTATTATCATTTGCCGCCTCCAAGGCAGCAAAAAGCTGCTGCCTCACCGCATCCAAGCCATGGGCAACGTGTAGATCGTTCCAATCAGCCATTACGCGGCCTCCCCGTTCAGCTGAGGAAACACCGCCACGGCGTGCATGGCTTGCGCTATCTCCTCGGCCTTCTTACGGCCAGGGTTATCCTTCACCTGCGGGTCATCATCCCCGCAAATCACCAAGCGCGCCTGCTGATACAGTTGGCCCAATAACGGCGCAACCCGTTGCAGGTTGCCCGCATCCATCGCCACCGCCACCGGCCAACCCGTCGCCATGTGAATAGTGGCCGCTGTGGCGTACCCTTCGGCCACCGCCACCACGGGCGCTTCACTGGCATCGCCAATGCGGTGCCACGTACCCGCCTTACGGCCATACTTCGGAAACAGCTTGGTGCCGTTGGGCCGGATGACCTGAATTGACACCACGGTGCCGTTCACGTCGCGTAGCGGCACCACCATATCGCCCTGCTGAATGCGCATGAAAGAGATATGGTCAGGGCGCGGCTGCGGTAGCTCCTCAAAGAACCGCTTCACCTCCATGCCCGGCCACACGTCTGCCCGTTGCGCCTGGTCATCAATGCTGATGACCACCGAGCAACGCGGGAACCACACGCCAAACGCCCCCACCTGCTTAGCATCCAGGTAAGCGGATTGCCCTTCCCGCACGCAGTGCTTTTTGATGAAGTGGCGGCACGCCATGGCCACCGTGGTACGCATTGCCTCACGGCGCTGTTCGTCGGCTTCGATTTCGGCTTGGCGCGCTTTACGGCGCTCCTCCTGTTCGGCCTTCATGCGCTTACGATCGGCAGCGCTCAGCTCCTGCCTTTCTCGCTTCCAGCCATTTTGCTTGGCATGATGAATGATGGTGCCCATGCGGTTATTGCCCACCTGCAGGCTACGCCACACGCTTTGCGCGTCCTTAGCGTTATAGCTCGCCCCGCCCTGGCTCCATTCGTCCCAGGCAAACCAACCATCATCACCATATTCAGTTTTGACGGCGTTGCCGATGTTCACCCACGTCTCACGGTCATCGGCAGGAATGTGTGTCAACGCTAAGCGCAATTCGTCTATGCTAAGGAGGTCATTCATACTTCACCCCCAAAGGCAGAATTATGCAGCTTACACCTACCCATATTGAAATTTTGAAACGTGCAGTCCCTTTGAAACAGACAGAGATTGATGTAAGCCAAATGGATGCAACATTTGAGGAAGTGATCCAATGCTGCGAAGAGCTTGAGCAAGAGAGCATGCTTGATTTTGAGGATCCAAGAACTCAGCTTGGTACAAATCGCGAACTTCCTAGCTTTAAAAACACCAATCAAAAAATTTGGATTACTATCTATCCCGCTGGCTTGAGAGCAATTGGTAAGTAGAGTTAATTGCATCACCGCCCCTCCAACACAGACTGACAGGTCACACAAAGCTGAACCCCCGGCAGCGCCTTACGGCGCGCTGCCGGGATCGGCTCGTCGCACTCCTTGCAGATCGCACGGCTAGCCAGTGCGCTCGGCTGATACTCGCGGGCTTTCAGCGCCTGCTCAGTACGCCACTCGATGTAATCGTTGGCGATATCGGCCTTATCCATGGCTCACCTCCCCATCGAAACGCTGAGCGCAGACCAACAACGCCTGCACCGCGCCAAACAGTTGGCCTTTCAGCTTTTCCAGCTCCGCCTTCTCGTGGTCGTGATACTTGCCATCGCGGCGGTGCTCGCTGATCCGCGTGAGCAGCTCAGACACCTGGCTGGAGAGGTTCGCCACCGAGTTCAGCAACTGTTGCTCGCTGCACTCGTCCGTCGCCTCCTGATACTCGAACCAGTGAGCCCCCGGCACCAGGGCCAGCAGCGAATCCAAAATACGCGGGTCGCGGGTCGCTTCCAGCACGTACTCCAGGTCGTCGATGGTCAGCTTGTGAGCATCGGCATTGGGGTTTAAGCGATGCTGCAGCGTGGTGGCAGGCAGCCCGTACACGGCCGCAATGGCCTTGCCGCCGCCTGGGTAATCACGTGCTGCGTGATACAGGGATAAATTGAGGGGCAGGATTTCGCGCTCAGCGCGCTCCTTTGATGTGGGCCAGCGTTTAGACATGGCATTACTCCCGGTTCTATGCCATGCAACCCGCTAAACATTGTGTTATGTTTGTAGCGTGTTGCTTTCTTGCATTGGTTAGCGCACAGCAGAGCGGGCCCGTGGTGGGGTATTCCAAACCGCTCTGCAACTTCGCCGGGGGAGTAAACCTGTGGTGGGAAGACCTCCCCCGGCACCTCTAAGTCGCTGGTTAGGCGGCTTTTTCTTTATCTGTTTCTTCATCAGCTGGTGGAAAAACGTCATCAAGCGTGCAGTCCACGCCAAGCGTATTCAGCGCATTGACAATTGCGCGGCTGTCATCAAGCGATGCTGTGCGTCGGCTGTTTTCGTAATTGCTCAACCTAGCCTGCTTCCAGCCCAGAATATCTGCAAGCTCAATTTGCGATATCCGCTTTGTTTTTCGCAGCTCAACTATACGGTTCATTTTGTATAACTCCGTAATGCAGTGAACTCAGCTTACCACATTTTGTGGTAATGGCAACACGATAAGTAAAATTATTGGCAATTCAATACGTGATAAATTCACAAAATGAAAACACTAGGTGAGCGCATACGCGCAGCAAGAGCACACAATAGAATGACCCAAGCTCAACTGGCTGATAAATGCGGCTGGGACAGCAAGGGGCAAACCCGTATTGCAAATTACGAGAACGACCGCAGAGAACCCAACCTCACGGACCTCAAAAGAATAGCCCAAGCCTTAGGCCTCAACCTCATTGACCTGCTCGAAGATGAGTTACTTACTACGGCCCCTCCTTCCAATTTGGAATCCGACGATTTTGTCATCATCCAGCAGCATACCGCTTCAGGATCTGCCGGGAATGGCCACATGAACGATCATGTTGAAGTCAACGGCGGCCTCGCATTCAAGCGATCCTGGCTGCAACGCAAGGGGTTAAAGCCCTCAAATCTCCATGTAATATACGTCAAAGGCGATAGCATGGAGCCCACCATCTCTGACGGCGACGTGGTCTTGATCGACAAAAGCCAAAAGGAGCCCCACAGCAACTGGGTTTTTGTCCTACGGCAAGATGACGAGCTAATGATCAAACGCATGATTCGCTCTATTACAGGAAAATGGATCATCCGTAGCGACAATGAGAACAAAATCCGCTACCCAGACTTCGAGATATCGCCTCAAGACCTTGAAACCTTGAGCATAGTAGGCCGTGTTGTCTGGCATGCCGGAATGCTATAGAAACCACACCAACACATAAAGTCATTTTTTTATGCTGTTTCGTGTTGACACGCGAAACACAATAAGCAATGCTTCACCTACACGCCCACCACGTGCAGGAGAACGCCATGCTAACCAATGCCCAACCATGCCGGGTGTACATGCACCCGGCCGCAGGTAACAGCCACATCGCCATCGCGGCCATGCAAGCCACTACAGGCCGTATTGCCGCTCGACGCGCTGGCTCCACCTCTCGCACCATCTATCTACTCACACCTGAAGAAGCGGCCCGCTATCGCCGCCAGGGTGGTGCGGCATGATGACCACCAGCCAAGAACGCCTCATTCGCCGTCTTATCAAGATTGGCGGAAAGCTAACGCTGCCCAGCAACCAAGGCGGCATTCAGATCGAATGCACTCGCGCCCCCACTGGAGCGCTCTGGTGCATTGACCAGTTGATCATTCGCAAAAGCGACAAGGTCATCACCCAGTACCGCCGCTGGCAGGGCCGTGACTTGTACCCCTTGGTAGCGTCACGCCTTGATGAACTGCTAGCCGATCAAGAGGTGGCCGCATGAACAACGTAGCCCACCTCCCCGCCCCGGTACTGACCCAAGAGCACCGCGACGCCATGGCCTACATCCAAGACTTGGCCATCACGATCACCATGCAAGGCACCTATGCCGTTTCGACGGAGTACACAGGCCACGTCCACACTTTCAATGTCAACGTGATGTTGTTCAGTGATACGGCATTAGGTAACTACAGGGCCCGCAAAGTGATGTACGTAAGCTTACCCGGCCGCGTCCCTTATATGGGCGAGCAAGCACTGAGCGAGCTGCAAGCTATCGCCCGCGAACTAGAAGCCCTCCTAACCCCACCCACAGGAGACGCTGCATGAACGCCCCGCAACGCCCACAACCGCCCCGCGTACTAGGCCAGCGCTACACGCTGCAAGAAGCCGCCGCGCTGCTCGGCACCGGCCGCAACACGCTATGCAAGCGCTTACGCGAGATTGGCATGTTGGATGCCAACAACGTGGCCACCCGCCCCCACACCAGCACCGGCCGCCTGATCGTCGAGCTGAAAGCGTACGAAAACCCAGGGCTCGGCACCGAGCGCCTCTATGGCAAAACGCTGGTGACCGAGCGCGGCCTGCTCTACATCGCCAACCGCCTGAACATCCGCATCCAGCGCGACGCCGCCAACGACGGCTGAGCCATTACCCGTTTCGCGACGTTGCCCACGCAACGCCGAAAACCCCGGCCAAACGGCCACCACCACGCAAGAGGAAACCAACCATGGCAAACGAACCCACCTCCACCGATATCAACGCCCTGCTGGACGACCTAGACGCCGGCATCTTCCGCGAAAAGCTGGCACGCGCCCTCAGCGATGCCGCTGCAGGCTGCGTGCAGCACAGCAAAGCTGCTGAAGTCACCATCAAGTTCAGCTTGAAACAGATCGCGGATAGCTCCCAGGTCGATTGCGCCCACCGGCTTAGCTACGTAGTGCCCACCGCCAAGGGCAAGCGCAGCGAGGAGAACACCACTAAAACGCCGCTGTACGTAGGCCGTGGCGGCAAGCTCACGCTGTTCCCTGAAAACCAGGGCAAGTTCGACTTCCAGCCGGAAGGCCAAGGCAGCACCCAGCGCGCCTAACCAGCGCACGAATTCACCCAACCCACACCAACGCAAACCAATGCAAAAGGAATGACCATGGACCACCAAGCCATCGAAAAGATTGAAGCCCTCGTTCATGCGGCCACCATCGGCAACCCGGGCACGTTTGAGCCCACCATGCTGGTACCGGAAGGCTACAAACTGGAGTCGCTGGAGCGCTTTATGGATGCGCCCGCTCGCTTCCGTGGCACGTTCTCCACCCAGTCGATTGAAGACTACGCCGCCTACGTCAACGAAGAGGATGAATCACGCGTCTTCGTCAACGTCGATGCCATGTCGGCCAAGGCGTTTTTTGACCTGGGCAACGCCGCTGAACCAGGCCACGGCGACCATACCGCCACGCTCAGCCTGGATAAAACCAGTGCCTTTGTGGCGTGCCTGCATGCCCATGAAAGCGCGTTCGGCCAGAAAGAGCTGGCCCACTGGATCGAGGACTGGCACCACTGCATCACCGGGATCGACAGCAACGGCCAGGAGATGACCGCCCAGAAGCTGGCGGCCGCCGTGCGCCGCATTGAGATCAAGGCCAGTTCCGAGCGCGTATCGGAAGATCGCGACTGGGGCAGCAGCCGGTCCGGCATGGACGCGCTGGATGCCAGCGCCGGTGACAGCACGCCCGATATCATCCGCTTCCACTGCCTGCCCTATGAGGGGCTGTCGTTCCGCACGTTTGAAATTCGCGTATCGATCCTCACGGACGACAGCAAGCCACGCCTGAAGCTCCGCATCATCGGCTTGGAAGCCGTGAAGGAGGAAATGGCGAAAGAGTTCAAGGACGTGCTGGCCAATGAGCTAGACGAACACAGCACCCTGCTACTCGGTGCTTTCAAGAAGTCGTAAGCCCACCCCCGCAACACCACCCCGCCGCTGCCCACCACCAGCGGCGGGGCTCTACCGCCACGGAGCAAACCGATGCACTTTCACCTATTGTTCGACCACCCCCTTTTTGAAGAGCAGCCAGTAAAAGACGTACTGGAACCGTTCGGCTTCCTAGTGCATACCAACACCTACGAGCTTCCCCTTGATGAAAGCGATGGCGAAGAGTTTACGCGCTACAAAGCGAACTCCACGACGTACATTGAGCAGCTAGAGAATACAGCACCCAAAGGCTACACCGAGATAGCCCGCTTCGAGAACGAAGACGGCATCCTGATCGTGTCCGTCCTCGCTAAGCACGTTTTTGCCCAATTACTGCTGTGTGCCGATAGCACTTACGCAGGCGACAACAGCCGGGTATCCAGCCCGTTTTCTGACGTTTACCGCGAGCGCATGCGGCAAATCACCATTGAAGAGTTCAGCCGTGAAGACGATGACGGCTACACCAAAGGAGAGCTGGCCACCGCCGCTAGTTGCTACGCCTCTGTGGCAGGCCTCGCCATACAAAAAGGATGGCCTCAAACGGAAAGGGTTTCCACCAGTGACTGGCCTTTCAAGCGCCACTGGTGGAAACCCACCGACCCACGCCGCGACTTGGTGAAAGCCGGAGCGCTCATCGCTGCCGAGATCGAGCGCCTGGACCGTGCCGCCGCAAAAGCGGCAGGAGGTGCCGCATGAACACCCAGCAAAAGCACCCTGAAGCCAGCCCGCAGTATCCCCAGTTTCGCTTCATCGAGTTCAACAAGCGCCGCCAGATGCGCGGGGTCGAATGCGCCCGCATCGAGATCATCTACGCAGAAGGCGATGAAGACTGCCTTTGGATGAGCGCGGGCGAACTGCAAAACAACATCCGCACGTGGGGCCCACACGCAGCACTGACCGAAGCCCTCAAGGCCTACGGGCAAGGGGGCCGGGGATGAGCTACGAAGCATGGCGTATTTCATTTCAAGACAGTGAGCAGGCCGCGAAAGCGGCCTTTGAAGAAGCTCAGCGATATAAGCGAATGTTCAACATGTCGATCGACAGCATTGTTGAACTGACTGAAGCCGCGGGTATCCGCAAAGAAGATCAAACCATGGGCGGCACCGTCCAGGCATTGGCCGCGATTGAGAAGCTGAAAAAGCGGCGGGATAAGTGGAAAGCCCGGGCGCTGGAGGCTGAACAGGGGAACCGTGGAGAACCGTCACCCAGCACTACTCTTGCCCTCCGCGATGTTCTTCAGCAATCAGTAGGCATGGAAAAAGCAGCGCTATTCATAGAACAGAAAGCCAATAGCTATAACGAAGAGCATGGCTACACAGACCCATCGACTGGCCATCGTGAATACCCTGGTGATGGTGAAGAGTATTACAACGAGCTGATGGAACTAGCTGAAGAGCTTCGCCTACAAGCCAACGGGGGCAGCCAATGAAACGACAGCCTCCTCACTGGCGCACCCAGTACGCCCTAGACTACCAGGGTGAAATCAACGTCGATCTATTTGCGGGCGGCGGCGGTGCCAGCACCGGCCTAGAGATGGGCTTGAAGCGCCCCGTGCACGTCGCCATCAACCACGATCCCGACGCGATCAGCATGCACAAGGCCAACCATCCAGGCGCCGACCACTATGAAACCGATGTGTACGAAGTGGACCCGCTTACCGCCACACGCGGCCAGCCGGTTGGCTGGCTGCATGCCAGCCCGGATTGCACCCATCACAGCCAAGCCCGTGGCGGGCAACCACGTAAGCGCGCTATCCGCTCGCTCAGCTGGGTCGTTCACAAATGGGCAGGCCTAGTGCGCCCCCGCGTGATCTCGCTAGAGAACGTTGAGCAAATTCTGCAGTGGGGCCCACTCGTCGCCAAACGCTGTAAAGCCACCGGCCGCGTTATGAAAATCGACGGCACCGTTGCCGCACCAGGTGAGCGCACGCCGATCAATGAACAGTTCCTGGTGCCCTGCAAGAAGCGCCGCAGCCAGAACTGGCGGCACTTTATCGGCGGTTTGCGCGCCCTGGGATATGTCGTCGAGTGGCGCACCATTGCCGCGTGCGACTTTGGCGCACCCACTACCCGCAAACGGCTTTACCTCATTGCCCGCCGGGATGGTCAACCCATCGTATGGCCTGCAGCTACTCACGCACGCAAGCCCGCCAAGGGCCAACAGCGCTATGCATCGGCGGCATCCTGCATCGACTGGTCGGATCTAGGCAAAAGCATCTTCAACCGCCCGCGCCCACTCGCAGAGAACACGCTGAAGCGCATCGCCAAGGGCATTGATAAGTTCGTCATCAATTCTGCCCAGCCCTTCATCGTGCCGATCGCCAACTACGGTACCGGCGAAATCGTTCAACCCATCAGCGAGCCACTACGCACCATCACCGCATGGCCGAAAGGGGGCAGTTTCGCCGTGGCTTCACCTTGCCTAGTCCAGCTAGCCCACGGCCAGGGTAAGCCAGGTGGCGTCCAACGCTGGGGTATCGGCAGCCGCGACATTGAAGAGCCAATGAACACCATCACCGCCAGCAGCGGCATGGCGGTGGCCACCGCCTACATGGCGCAAATGAATGGCGGATTCTACGAAGGCGCAGGCCGCGCCGCCGATGACCCGCTAAGCACCATCACCGGGCGCGGTACTCAGCAGCAGATCGTGACAGCACACTTGATGGTACAGCGGCGAAACCAAAGCGGCGCGGACGTAAACGAACCGCTGCACACCATCACCGCCGGGGCTAACCATCACGGCTTAGTGCACTGCACCCTATCGCCTCAGGTAGAAGAAAGCGCCCTACACGTGGCCGCGTTCCTTATGCGCTACCACAGCACCGGTGGCCAGTGGGCAGACCTGCAAGAGCCGATGACCACCATCACCACTAAAGACCGGCTTGCCCTGGTGACCGTCTACATCAAAGGCACGCCCTACGTCATCGTGGATATCTGCCTTCGCATGCTCAAACCCCGCGAGCTCTACCGCGCCCAAGGGTTTCCCGATACCTACATCATCGATCGCGGTCACGATGGCAAACCGTTCACCATCACCGCGCAAACCCGCATGTGCGGCAACAGCGTCAGCCCGCTGCCCATGGCCGCGCTCGCGGCCGCTAACGATCACCAGGTCATCGAACGTCACATGGAGGGCGTGGCATGAAGGAACACACTTTTGGCATTAAGTCCAAAACGATGCCAAGCCAAAGCGCCCCCGCAACCTGCACACTTCCAGGAGGCGACCATGCTAGCCATTGATCACGTCACCATCGAGCGCTTCAGCGAGCTGACCGGATACAGCGAGTTTGCGATCAGATCGAAGATCAAGCGGGGGGATTGGCGCCAGGATGAGCAGTTTTTCAAAGCGCCGGACGGGCGAATACTAATGTCACTTGAGGGGTATGCACGGTGGGTAACCAAGGGAGCAGTTACGAAGGGGTCCGGATCGCTTCGACCAGCAGTATCGAAATCGACTTCTACTACCAGGGCACCCGCTGCCGCGAACGGCTCAAGCTCGAGCCCACCCCCGCTAACCTGAAGAAAGCGGCGCGCCATCGCGCCGCGGTCATTTCATCGATCGATGCCGGCACGTTTGATTATCAAGTGACGTTTCCCCGCAGTAAGAACGCCCGCAAGTTCATGCGCCAGGACAAGCTGGACAACTACCTGCGGCAGTGGCTGAACACCAAGCGCCCTAGCCTGAAAGCCTCGACCATCAAAACCTACGAGACGATCATTGAGCGGCTACTGATACCGGAGATGGGCCATTTGCTGCTTGGCGAGGTGACGCGGCCGCTGGTTCGCAACTGGTTAGCGTCGCTCACCTGCGGCAACAAACGCCTCAGCAACATTTTAATGGTGCTGCGTTCTGCACTCAGCGATGCCATGCATGATGAGCTGCTCGATACTAACCCCCTACAGGGCTGGCACTACCGGCTAAAAGAAGCACCAGGCCCCAAGAAAGGGCCAGACCCCTTCACTCGTGAAGAGCAAGCGGCGATCCTGGCAGCCACGCGCCCCGATGTACGCCCGCTGTTTCAGTTCGCGTTCTGGACGGGCCTTCGCCCTAGCGAGTACATCGCGCTTGAGTGGGGAGATATCGATTGGCACCGCATGGAAATCACGGTGAACAAATCCATCACCACCGCTGCTAAGGGCGAGGCAGAAGATACCAAGACCTCAGCCGGGAGGCGAACGGTAGCGCTGTTACCCCCAGCAGCTGAAGCTTTGAAGCGGCAAAAGCAATACACGATGCTTCACCCCAGCGGCCGTATCTTCCTGTGGCCACGTAGCCAGAAGGTGTTTAGCGGCGATAGCGACATACGCGAAAAGCTCTGGCGGCCAGCCGTTATCCGTTCCGGCGTGCGGTACCGAACGCTTTACCAGACTCGGCATACGTTTGGCAGCATGATGCTCTCCGCAGGCGAACCGCTGGCCTGGGTAAGTACACAAATGGGGCATCGTGATGTAGTATTCACGGCCCGAACTTATGCGCAGTGGATACCGAACACGTCGCCAGAGTTAGGGCTAAGAGCTGTCGAGATGTTTAGCAACGGTCAGCTTTGAGTCAGCATTTGAAGTTAAGCATTTGATTTGGTGCGGTTTTAAGGATGTTCGAGTCTCCCCATCCGCACCAATTTAAAGCGTATCATTTCAAATAATTCGGTAGCTTCATGCTAACCGAATTTTTTTGTTTCCAAACTCCCTCAAACTGCTCTAACTAGCTGACGAGCGCCTAT